CAACAACTAGCAGATGCGATATACAAGAAACTTAATACACCTGAGTATAGTGAGTTAATGAACTCTGTTATCTTGACCAACAAAGTTTGCGTTACACTTGCCAAGATTTACAAGAATGGTTTTAAGGTAGACAAAGATGCACTAGATAAAGTTAGAGTAGAGTTTGAACAAGAGAAGCAAGACATTGAAAAAAGACTGAAGCAACAGGTGCAGAACTTGATGGGAGACACACCTATTAATCTTAATAGTCCTGAACAAATGTCTTGGGTTATCTATAGTAGGAAGCCTAAAGACAAAGCTATGTGGGCAAACAGTTTCCATAAATATATGGATGATAGTAGTTACCGAGATACAGTAAAAGAAAACTCAACATTAGTTTACAAAACAAATGCAGTTAAATGTAAAGATTGTTTTGGAGAGGGTTACATTAGGAAGATATAGATGCGTATCATGTAATACTTTGGGATATCATTTTGTACCTACAAAGAACATAGCAGGACTAAAGTTTTCTGCACCATCTTCTAAGTGGGTTAGTGCAAATGGTTTTACTATTAATAAAACATATCTAGATATACTAGCTAATGTTGCAAAGAAAAATAAGATGCAAGATGCAGTGAACTTTTTAACTGATCTACAAAGATTGTCTGCTCTAGATACTTATCTATCTTCGTTTGTTGAGGGTATAAATGCTTACGTTAAACCTGATGGTATGCTTCATGTGAGATTACTGCAACACAGAACATCAACAGGCAGGTTTAGTGGAGCAGATCCTAACATGCAGAATATGCCTAGAGGTGGTACATTTCCTGTAAAGAAAGTGTTTGTGTCACGTTGGGAAGGTGGTAAGATTCTAGAAGCAGACTTTGCTCAGTTAGAGTTTAGAACTGCAGCTTTCTTATCTAATGATAAAATAGCAAAAAAGGAGATTGAAGATGGATTTGATGTGCATAGTTATACTGCTAGTGTTATTAGTAATGCAGGGGAAGAAACTTCTCGCCAAGAAGCGAAAGCACACACGTTTGCACCCTTGTACGGAGCAACAGGATTTGGGAGAACGACTGCTCAAGCTACATATTATAAACACTTCACAGAAAAGTACAAAGGAGTCGCACTATGGCACACCAAATTGGCTAAAGAGGCTTTGAACACAGGTATGATAACTACACCATCAGGTAGACAGTTTGCATTCCCTGATGTTCAAAGAAAAAGAAATGGTACAGTATCACATTTTACACAGATAAAAAACTATCCTGTGCAGAGTTTTGCAACTGCAGATATTGTCCCTGTTGTTCTTGTTCACATAGCAAAGGAGCTTGACAAACATAAATCATGTGTGGTAAATACTGTGCATGATTCTATTGTAATAGATGTTCATCCAAGTGAGGAAGATGTTGTTTTAAATATTATACGTGACACTAATAAGTCATTGATTAATATAATTAATTTAGAGTTTAGCATACAGTTTGATGTGCCACTTTTACTAGAAGCAAAGATGGGTAGTAATTGGCTTGACACTAAAGATGTATCGTGATATAACTATGATTCTTTTGAAAGGAGTAAATTAAATATGACAGAATTAGTTACAATAAATACTGAGAGTTATGCTACTATGGCAAAGGCAATGGGACTGCCCACAAGTAGTGGCGAGAAGAAAACAAATGTCTTGAATAGGTTTAGAATATGGCACAATCCAACCATGGGTATGGGTCAAGCTAATGGTAAGTCTGTTAAGATGGAAGTTGTAGAGGGTGGAATGTATAGACTAGAGATTCCTAGTGACCCAAGTGTATTCTATTTTTCAGAGAAGGTAGAGTTTAGACCCTTCTTACAAAGATTTATGTATAAGAAGTTTAAACAAAATCGTAATGCAAAAGAAGGAGACAAGCAAGGTGGTTACGTAAAGACGATTATGTCTGATACATTAAACATTGATTTGAAAGATAATGATGGTACTTTTAACTGTGGTAAACCTACAGGTTATGTAAAAGACTTTCAAGCATTACCTGAAGACACTAAGAAGTTAATAAAAACAATAAAAAGAAATAGAGTTGTTTTTGGTGTTGTTAAAATGATTGATCCTGTAAAAGGTATTGATGGTAATGAAATAGAAGACTTGCCTGAGTTTCCTGTAATATGGGAGATAGAAAACAGAGATGCTTACAAGGCAATAGGAGATGTATTCTCTAAGTTTGCTAAGATGGAAGCATTACCTCTACAACATATAATAAAGTTAGATGGTACTAAAGAGAATAAACTAAACAATGGTGGTAGTTTTTATACACCAATAGTTCAGTTAGATACATCTAATAAGTTAGAGATATCTGATGAAGATCATAAAGTGTTTGGTGATTTGCTTGATTGGGTAAAAGCATACAATGATAATATAATAGCTTCATGGGACACTAAAGTTTCAGAAAGACAAGGTGAAGTATCTAAAGAAGATATGGAAACTGTTGAAGATTTCATTGATGTAGAAATGGATGAAGATGCTAAGTAATAATGCTTTCAAAGCACATGGTATCAACTACCTTTCACCTAGCAGTATAAATACATATATTAGTGACCCACCTATGTGGGTTGCTAGGTATTTATTTAAAGTTAAATCATCAAGTGGTGCAGGTGCAGTAAGAGGTATTGCATCAGAGTTTGTACTTGCTAACAAATATAAGGAAGGCAAGTTTGATTATAACATGTTAGATATGAAGTTCATGACATTGTGTACTGAATCTATGATTGATTTAGGAGACAAGAAAACAGAAAAAGAAAGGAGCTTGTTAAAGAACTTTGGAAACATAATTGATGAAAACTTTAAGTATGAAAACTTAGAAGACTATCAAGAAAAAGTTGAGGTGCAGTTAGATGATCTGCCTGTGCCAATAATGGGTTACATAGACTTTAGATTTAAAGATAAAATAGTAGACTTGAAAACATCTACTAGAATGCCATCACAACCAACAGAAGCACAGAAGAGACAGATGGCATTATATTCTATGGCATACCCAAAGAATAGTGTTGACTTGTTTTTTGCTACACCTAAAGAGCATAAGACATTCACACTTAAAAACTTAACCTCATATAAAAAACAACTTGAGAAAGTTGCTTATAGTATACAGAGGTTTTTGTCTATCAGTAATGATAAGCATGAGTTAGCTTCTTTTGTTTATCCTAACCTAGATTCATGGATGTGGAATGGTAAGATGAAAGAGGAAGCAAAGAAAATATGGAGTATAAAATAATGACTACAGATGCAAAAAAGATTGAGGATCTCAATAATGACATTAAGACTATGGAGAAAGAATTAGCAGAAGCTAAGAAAACTCTACGTGAGATGAAAACTAAAGGTTTAAGAGAAGCTATGGAAGCTAAGAAGTTAGCAGATGAAGCAGTAAAAGAAGAGATGAAAGCTCTTGGTGTTACTTATTCTCATGATTCTTATGAGTTCAATCCGTTCACAGGTTGGAGAAGGCTACTATAGTGTCTCCACATAGAGAACGTAGAAATGCTATCAAGCATGGGTATAGGAGTGGGTTAGAATTTAAAATTTCTATGGCTCTTGATACGATAAAGTATAAATATGAATATGAAAGTATCAAGATAGAGTGGGAAGATTTAGCATATCGCACCTATACCCCTGACTTTATATTAAACAATGGTATCATTATAGAAACAAAAGGAAGGTTTCTATCCTCTGATAGAAGAAAACATTTAGCCATACAAAAGCAACATCCAAAATTAGATATAAGATTTGTGTTTACAAATAGTAGAGTGAAACTATATAAAGGATCAAAGACATCTTATGGTGAATGGTGTAACAAGAATAATCTTAGATATTATGATAGAATAATACCTGAAGATTGGTTAAAAGAAAAAGGTAAAAACAAACATCCAACTTTCATAAAGTTTGTTGGTAAAAAAGTAAGGAGATAATATGACACATTACAATAACAGAGGAAATCATTTTTTTATAGAAGTAATACCATCTATTGATGAAAAGGGTCAGTGGGATGGTAAATATCAACTTGCCATACAAGCTAGACGAGCAAACATAGATGATGATAGCTTTTGGGGTTTGCAACATCTTTGTCAGATGGTATGTGCAGGTATTACAATGATGGAAGATAGTGAAAAGGTAAGAAACGCAGTTGAAGAATTTTTAAATACACCTGAAGTAAAAGACATCAAAGAGTCTCTACCTATTGACAATGTAACTGATAACGTGATAAAAGTTAATTTTGATCGTACTATGGAGCGTAAATAATGCGACACTTAGAATATATGAAAAATAAATTTAAAGAATTAGAAGAAAAGTCAAAGGAGCAGACAGTGAAATATTTATCAGGAAAGAAAGAAGATATGGTAAATCATCCACCACATTATAACAAAGCAGGTATAGAAACTATTGATGCTATTAAAGCTATGACAGAGGGTGGGTTTGAATATTATTTACAAGGTAACATTATGAAATACCTTTGGAGATATAGATATAAAAATGGTGCTGAAGATTTAAAAAAAGCACAATGGTATCTTAATGAGTTAATTAGTGTTGTTGAAGATGAAAATAAAAGTTAAAATTATGATGACATTAGAAGTTGATCCTGAAGAATATCCTGTTCCTGCAGATGGTAGAGTAGAAGAGGAGATACAGGACTATATGCAAGATTATGTGCATGACATATCAGGTATAAAGATAAAACATATAAGAGCAGTAAGCGAGGAGATTTAAATGCAAAATTATTTACCAACAGATTATCAAAATTTTATTGCTCTCTCTAGATATGCTAGATGGAAAGAAGACGAGCAAAGAAGAGAGACATGGATTGAAACTGTAGACAGATACTTTGACTACATGAGTGACCATCTTAAAAAGAATCATAACTATACGATTACAAAAGCATTACAGGAGAAGTTGTCAAATGCTATCATGTCTTTAGGTATTATGCCTAGCATGAGAGCGTTGATGACATCAGGTGTAGCTTTAGATAGATGTCATGTAGCAGGTTACAACTGCAGTTACATACCTGTGGATAGTCCACGTAGCTTTGATGAATGTATGTACATTCTTATGTGTGGTACAGGTGTTGGCTTCTCTGTTGAACGAGAGAATGTTGACAAGCTACCTGTAGTAAATGAACACTTTGAGAATAGCACTACAACAATTAAAGTAGATGATAGCAGACAAGGTTGGGCAAGAGCCT